ATCCCCAAAGCAATGTTCGAGCTGCGGGTCGGCTTGCTCAAATTGCAGGCGGTACCAACCATCACCAAACCCAACGTTAGCGAGTCTTAGCAAGACTCGCACAAGCCAGAAAAACCAAAGGATTTCCCGTCCGTGGTCCTAGTTGTGGTCCTGGGTTGTCCGTAGACTACAAGCAGCAAACAGGGGGAAACGCAAAAATGGATAGTGAGCATGTCGCCAAAGGCGACCCGTCAAAGCTTCCAAGCCGGTTGTTTTACGTGCAAGCAATAATTCGAAATCGATTGTCTGAGTCTGGATTTTACTATCCTGTCCGTGGAGCATTGCCATTGCTCGCAGATGCATGGAGGGGTGGAGTGTCTATCGAATTGCTAGAATCAATCTCCAAATCAGTGGATGTAAGGACATGGACCAATTTTCGAGACGCTGTGCACGACGCATGGGAAAAAGCTTCTCGGGAAAGCGAAACCGATAGCTCGCAATCACCCACTCTTCCGCCTGAGGGCCCGCAGCTCGGCTAGGGTGAGCTTGCCATCGTTGGGCCGCTTGGCGATCTTCTCAACGGCTTCGACGCGCTGCTCGACGGGCGACGGCTCTCGGGATTGATCCTGCTCGGGTCGATCCTGTCCGGATCGGTCGGACATGCTGATCTTGCGGCGGCGTACCACTCGATCGGACTCGCCGGGGACTTTCACCCCCAGGATCGATGCACCTACCGCGGCTAGGATCGTCGCGTCAAGGAAGTGATTGTCCCGTCCTGGCCTGCATCCCCACTCAAACAGCTCTCTGCCTTGCCCCTGAGTCTTCGTGGGGTATTCTGCAGAAAGGTTGTCAGCGATCATCCGGTGACGCAGCGGGGCGGCTCGGTAGAGCCACCAAGCACCAGGCTCCCCTGCATCGGTGGTCCAGCGTTCCATCATGGCCGTCTTCCAAGTGTTCGTGTCGACGAGGCAGTACCGCGGGGCCCTCGTCCCTCGGGTCGGTGGCATGCGCCAGCCAAAACCCATACGCTCCCCGGCTTTCTTCTTTTCTTGACTCCAGGGTCTTTGGCGAGCGGTTACCCCCTTGCCGTGGCTTGGCATCACGTGCTGATGTATCTGGGAGAATCGATAGACGACTTCCGTCTGGTACCCCGCATCCACGACCATGATCTCAGGCCGGAACTGCGTCCCGTCGTCGCGACTATAAATCACCGCTTGTCGCTCGTCTCGGTGCTTGCCTAGCGCGACCAATAGCGACTCGGTAGAGGATCGGATTCCGGTGGCTCGTATGATGGTCCGATCGATGTCGGCGAGCGTGACATAGTCGATCCCAGGCTCGGGCCAGATCCCATAATCGACAACTACCCCAGAGAAGTCGGCACCGACACCGGCAACGACCCACCACAGCGAGGATCCTTGGACGTCGACCCCCAAGGTTATGTGCTCGACCCAGTCGGGGATTTCCCCGCGGCGGTGGGTTGGCAGTATCCGCAAGCAGAACTCATCCGAAGTAAGGCAGCGAATTCCATCAACCGCAACAATCGATTTCTTGGGTTCATTTTGGTACTCGGCGTCAAAAGTGTCCGGATTGTCGAAACGCAGATTCTCGGCGTGCTGGATCGCCGAGATCTCGTGAGGAAACTTGCGATGTGCCCAGCCCACCCGGGACCCTGCGTCCATCGCTTCGCGGTTGGCCTTGTAGCATTTGTTAGCTTTCGGGTGCTCGTCGTTTCCTTCGGCGATCTCTTCGGCGCGGATGTCGAAGTACTTGTTCCACAATTCCCGGTTTGTCGGCCACTCGTAGACGAGCCTGCATCGATCGCCGTGCCATTTGGGCATGAGCTTGTGGTTTAACATCCGGTCAGCTACGTCGCCCTCTCGGATGACGGTGACGGCCGCAAAGCCTGCGATTCGTTTCCCAGGCCCACCAAGGCCCAGGATTGCCCCACCGATCACCTTTTCCCGCTTGGCACATTCCGCGTCGGACAGTGCCGAAGTGTCGGTCTGTGGGTCGTTGACGAGCACGAAACTAGGTCGAATCGTCTTGCCGTCGGCGAGTACCTTCTGCATGCCTCGGACTCTCCCAAGGATTCCGGTGCAGCGAATGATTGCCCCAGCCGCCTGCGATCCCTCTATCGTCGGAAACACGAGCTCTTTCCGACGCCATCCAATCAGCGTTCGCTTGCCCTGGGTCGTCTGCGCGTTGCCTCGCTGGGTGATTCCCTCGAGGCATCGGATTGGGAAAGCGATCTCAGGAAAATCCTCCAGGAGCAGCGGATTGGTTTCCCACTCCATCTTGATCACATCAAGCGATTCCTCGGCAGCACCTTCGTCGGCTTCGACAAGCACCCCGAATCGCTGATGTCCATAGGACAGCACCCAGAGCAGGGCTCGCAACAGGACAGTTGTCTTGCCACTCCCTCGCGGCATGGCGATGCACTTCAAGCTTCCGTTGATCGCTCGCTCTTCGATTTCCTTGAGGATCCGCTCATGGTCCTCACTGAACGGCAGCGGGAAGGACTCTTTGAAGTACGTGAGAAGGTACTTTTTAAGATTGAGCCGACAGGACTCTCGTCGCTTGGCGTTGACGATCGCCGGAATCGGCCCGATGTCTCGGGCCTCGGTCGATTCCTCTTTGGCTTTCGACGCCTGGCGTTTACGGTGCTTGGCATACGAGTCCTTGGGACGCTCCGAGCCAGACTCGTTGTCGTCGTCCTCGGGATCCTCGGGAGCTGCTGCGGCTGGCGGTCGCTTGCGTGCCATCAGTATCGGCTGGGCCTTTGGCGTGGAATACCATGCTTGGGGGCACAGTTGCATTGACGGTAGTACCAAGTGATCCGCTCTCGAGTGGAGGCGGCTTTGTACTTGGCTCCACAGCATGGGCATGTGGGCGCTGTGCCTCTAGCCTGACGACGGTATCGTCCGTGTGGGCTGGAATTGTGCGGCATGAGATGCGTCATCTCGGCATTCAGTTGGGCGAATACGACCATAGTCCTGAGTCCTCCTGGCTAGTGCGAATCGAAGTCCCATCAAATAGCGACGCTCCGTCTTTTGGTTGCTCTTTGGTTGCCACTCCGAGCTCGACCAGCCTCTCGGAGAGGGTCTGGTGCTCGCTGATCCACAGGTGGCCTGGTTGTTTGGATTTGGGCCGGAGGTTGCGAAACCATTCCCGGTCATGCTGCGGGGTGGGGATCAGCACTCGAGTCCACAGAGGGCACTTCTCAAGGATCTGGACTGTCGCTTTGTAGGCCGCGACTCCGGCAGGATTTGGTTCCTCCTTGTCGTGCTTCTCGTCAGTGCCCATGCGTTTATGCTCGATCTTTCGCGACATGGGCGGCGTGAAGCAGTCGATCAGCACCAGTTCGATCTCGCTGTCGTCAGGGAGCATGATGCGGATCACGTTGGGGGACAATGCGAACATGATCCGTGCGCGGGTCATCAGGCCTAGCAATCGTGGGCAACGCATGGGCGTCAATCCTTTGGGGTGAGTGTGAGCGCAGGGTTTCCTACCAAGCGGAGCTGCTCGACGAGCGATCGGAGCAATTCGGTTTTCTTTGGCTCGCCGGAAGCATGGACGAAATGGGCGTCGGGCAAAATCCGGTTGAATTCTTGGTTCCAGACCTGACAGTTCTTTTGAGGCGACAGCATTCGCTTCGCGACTTGCATTCGATGAAAGTTGATCCCTACCAAGGTTTGCTCGGAGACATGGCCAGTGGGAATCGGCAGCGTCGGAGGCTTCCACACATCCGCACCGTGCTGCTTGCAATGAACCACTCCCGAATTTAGGGATTGAATGAAAAGCCTAGAGACTGGCCGGTAGTCGATGCAGCTCGAAACCGACTTGACCGACGCTTCCACCCAAGATGTCGCAGGCAGGTAATCGAACTCGTCGTGAATCGAAACGCTCGCTTGCGTATGGAAAATCGATTCGCCGGCCGATTCGGTCACAAGCACATCGGCATCAAGGTAAAGCGTTTCTTCGTACTGTTTCGCGAATGCATGAACTCGGAACTTCTCGAGGCCCCACCAGCCCTGGGTGGTATTCTTCAAGGCGACAAAATCCGCACCGCAGGCCTCGGCGTAGGCTCGCATCGGGCCCTCGGTGTATCGCAGCCACTCACGAGCTTTGCCGGTTGCGACGGTGATCACAAGACGCCGACCGCCCTTGATGGTATCATTCACAGGGCGAAACCAAGCCACTTGCCCGGCCGCAGCAATCCTCGACCAGATCTCGCGAGCGCGGGCAAGTGGCACTTGGGGGTGCGAGTGATCGACATCGATCCTCTCGTTGATGGCGTTGTGCAGTTCGACCCCCCAATAGAAAAATGAATCGGGACCCACGAGTACTTCGTCTGTCAGTGGAAACGTTTCCAAGGTCGCCTGGATGTGGACCGCACAAGAGCACCCGGGCGGAAGACTCCACCGAAGCCACTCGGCGAACCATTCCTTGGCCTTGGCCGGATCCCAGTCGTTGGCATTGCGAAACGAGTACAGATGCAGTGCTGGCCAACCGAGGTCCCGTTGCTCGGGCTCTAGGTACAGATCCTCGCCAAATTCGTGAGTGACACCACTGATGCCATCGACGGTCTGGGCGAGGAAGGAACCTTCGCGGATTGGATGACCGAACATGTCTTGCATCAGGAAAGCTCCACGGTCCATTCGGTGGGGAATGCAGTCGGGGGCAGAGAGCCAGGCGTGACTATTCCTGAGTCGGTTGATCCGGTCAGTGTTTGTTCAAAACCACTTGAGACATTGACGAAATTCGGAGGATCGCAAAACGGATCGTCGCAGTCGGTCGGAGTGCAAATACTGTTTTCTGCATCTTCAAGACCTCCAGTGTCAGTCGGCAATTCATCGAAGGCATTGCAGACGAACGCAGGAGGATCGGCAAAGGTAGGCGTAATCGCCGAGATGCTGGCTGCACACTGCGGGCCGCAGCTCAAGCCCACAGCGTTGGATGTGTTGAAGACCATCGGGAACTCGAGGGTGGCGACCGAGCGACGCAACACGAGACGAAACGGGTGCAGAGTGACGGACAACAGCGATGGGTTGAACGGCGGCGGTGATCCAACAGGCCAGAATTCGCTACTCCCGGATTCGCAAGTAGTACTCAACGGGAAGTCGCAAAAGGACGCTGAGGAAACAACCGTGGTTTGCGAGCCTTGGGTGTATTGAGTCCCCCAGGTCAGTCCGATTTGTCCATCGATCACCAGTGCCAAGCGATAGCGACACTCGTCCGGTTCGTCGCATCCATAGCCAGGCTGATTGCGGCTGACGTAGAGTCTCGCTGTCGTGATCCCCGCGCGGAGACGCCAACCCTGTGCGCATCCGAAAGCCTCTTGAACATTGCTTCGGCATGTCTCGGTTGGACCGATAATCTTGCAAGTCCCAGGGAGGCTGGGATTGGTGCAAATCGCCCAGTGTTTCTGAACGGATGTGAAATTCCGCTGATAGCGTCGCCATCGGTAAAGACCATTGATGTCACTCAGATCGTTCGGAGCAGCTCTCGGGAAAGCGGTGATACTCGAGCAGCATCCGTTGACGGTCGCAAAGCTGGCATCGTACACCACGGCAAAGGGCAGCAGTCCATTGTTGCCAGTCACCTGCATGCTGTAGAGACGGTCATTGAGCCGTGGTTGCCTGCATGCGTCTCGGCAGCGGTAGCACTTCTTTTGCGAGCCGTTGGCGTCGCACCAAGCACAGGTCAATCCTTCTATGGTCGTCGATGTCATTGGCTAACTCCCCACACACCATGGATTGATCACTCGCCAAAAGCCAGTGTCGTAAATCGCCCAGCCTTTGTCCCCGTTTACCTGCCAGGTGGCAATGTTGAACGAATCAAGGATTTGCGTCGAGTAGCCTGCGATTGTCGCTGTGGCGGAGCCAGCAGCCCAATTGGTCGTGAGTGTGTAACTGGCTTGCATGGCCCGGCAAGACAGATCCCAAATCCCAAAACCAGCATCCCCAGAGAGTCCAGAAGTGTTGGCGACGATCTTTGCCAAGCCAAATGCACTACCGACCACCGATCCGGCGATCGGCATGACGAATCCGCTCGCGATCGAGTAGTCCGCCACCGCCAGTCCAGCGATCGCAACCCGACCGAATTTAAGGTGTGGGATTGGCTCGATCGTCACAGCCATGGATTCAAAATAGGGGGTGGCCCCACTGATCAGAGGCGTCAGGGCCTTGAGGGTGTAGTACCCTTTTTGGTAACTCGGATCTTTGCGAGGGCTGGCCTCCTGGCTCGATACTCCAGGAGGGTTTCCCGCCTGAGGGATCAAAGCAGCCTTGCCGATTGCCAGATTCGCACCGGTTTCATTCTTGGCGATGACATGTCCAGGCCCGAGGCCATCAAGGCCAGGCACCCCGAACGAAGCAGCATTGCCACGCGCAGCCTCGATGAGCTTCGTGATCTCTCTTTCACGGCTCGCCGATGGTTTGAATTTGTCGCCTGGAAATGTCATGATGAAGGGGTTAGATTCCTAGCAATGCAAAATTGCCTTCTTCGTAAACTCGCTCGACGTACACTCCGCGAGGTCGCCTGATGACAAAGCCACCAGACTCCCAAGCCTCGTAGTCGATCCACAAGTATTCGTGCCCCTTCTTGGCAACGCCGGTAATTGTACCAAACGACAGCCCAGTTCGATTCGGCGAAGCGGAGAATTTGAAATTAACGGTCGTTTCACCATTGCTCGATTGCCTGAACTCAGCGCCGGTAAAAAGCAGTTCCCCCTGGGCGAAATCTCGGAACGCTGCGTTGTTGGTTTTGTACGTCAAATTCACAAGGGTCAACACATACGCAAAACTTAGTACGCCCTTTGCCATCGTCTTTTCGATCGAAAATTCTAGGCCAGGAATCCCGATCTCGACGCCCTTGACTCCGTTCTGATCGACGTTGATCGCCGATCCATAGTTCGCAGCGCCTGAACCGTAGATCGTCGTCCCGTACGACTGGGTGATTGTTTGGCTCTTGCCCTGGCTCGTGCCACTGTAGGTGAACAGCTCGATCGCACGAGATTCGTACCCAAAGACAATTTCCCATGCGTTTGGCGTGAGTGGCTTTGCCTTCGCAGTGACCATCTGCATCGCCGGAAGGACTCCGCTGGCCGCAATGGTCAAGGGGAATGGAGTACTCGGCAAGTCGATAGCTGCTTGTGCAGCATCCTCCGCCTGGGTGTATCCAGTAACGATAGCGATGCGGTTAAAGCTTTTACGTCCACCAATGAGATCAAAGTCCGTTTCGCGAGACTCCGCGGTTTCATCAATAGAGATCGGCAAATGCGTCCATGCACTCATGATTTAGTTAGGTCCCATAAGTAGGCGATGGTGATTGGGCGGTGTTCTTGGCGATCTGCGAGAGCAAGTCGTTCGACTTAGCCGACTGATCTGCCATGCGATCGAGGGCCGATGTAGTGCCCCCAA